TATACAATTGTATCTTAGATGCTAAGTCTATATTTTGTGTACCTTCAGGAATTAAAACACTTCTATCATCAGACATTAAAATATCTATGGCTACCATTTTTGTGCATACATCTTCTATTGCCTTTTCCAAATACCTTTCACCATAGACATATGCAACTTTGACAGCATTCCACTCAAAGAAAGGGTATGAATTGTTAAAGTAGATTATTCCCATTTCATTGTCTATCCACCAATCTCTCAACCTTCCTCTATCACCACTAGCACTACCACCGTGTAAATCAACTTGTAAAATATGTTGAGTTAGCACCCCTGTGATTTCACTCAAAGCAGAACCAACCACAATTACACAACCTGTGAACGTGGTGTCTGTTTTACCTGTATAACTGAATACTTTTCCGTTAGCATCAACCGCAACACCAGCATCAGTAAAACTTCCGGTAGAGTCACTGACAGTAATTGTAGTTGAAGAAAGACTACTAAAAGTAGCAACATGGCTTTGTGTTTGGCTAATTTCCAAGTTAGTGTTAGTTGACACTATGCTGCAAGTTTCACCTGCTTGAGTAGACCGCATACTAGTTATCTTCACTTTACCTGCACCATAATCAGAATTAGCCGTAGCATAAAACTCATTATGTACACCGACATTATCAGTGCTACCTTCCAAAGTAAAAACAGGGCTGAAATCAACAGCCGCTTTGTTAACTCTATCTTCTTTATTTATCAAGTCAACCAAGTTTTGTGCTGATGTTATTTTATCAAAATCTGCTCTCCATTGACCTGTGCCTGTTCCTATTGTAAGCACACCAGCACTTCCATTTCCGGGTGATACAACTATAGAACCACTCAAGTCTCTAACACTATCAGGTAAAGCAATACGAGCCTCAGATGAGCCTATTTCTCTATAATCATCCCCTTGCCATAATTCTAAACGAAGGATTTGCTGAACATTTCTGAATAATAGGGGGGTTGTACCAACATAATCTGTGTAATATCTTCTCCTATACGGTTTGTAAGTGTCAAAATTAATATATTCTGCTGAAACCAAGTTTGGCCTCCACGAATTATGAGTAATGTTATCTATTCTATCTTGACACCTTTTGATTAAATCTTCCACTTTACTTCTCTTTACACCTCTTGTTCTACCGTTGGTGAACGAGGCTAGATTTTGCACATATGTGTTATCAGCAGATTGGTAATCAGCAGCAGTTATGTTACTAGTGAAGTTTAATTTAACACCATTAATAGATGTGGTGATAGAGGTGATTGTGCGTTCTAACCCTAACGGGTCTGCGTCTGAATAGATAAGTAGTGTATCTCCAACAGTATAACCTAAGTTTCTATAATCACCTCCTGTAACATATACACCATCAGCGTCACTATCATAAGCAACAGCAACTGCCTCCTGTGGGCCAATCTCAAGTAAATCTGCTACTTTTTGAGCAGTTGTGTAAACTATAGCATCGGGGTCAAGAGGTCTTGTTTCTCCCTCACCCGGACTAAATACTTGTGGCATATTTCATCCTCATTGGTATTCGTCTTTCAAGTTTCCGTTTTCATCAAACATATTATCCCTGTCAAAATTGCTATTCAATGTTGGTGGAGGTGCGCCTGTAGGATTCGCAGCACTTATTTGTAGTCGGCTCTTCCAATCATCCATTGTCATTTGCCCGGCTGGTTTAGTTTCACCAGCCAACGCTTTTTCTCTAGCCGCATCATCAGCAACTCTTTTACCCTCAAGTGCTGCCAACGTCTTAACTCTTTGTTGGTTCAATTGTTCTTCAGTCATGTTACCTTTAGTGTCATATATATTTTGTTGACGTTGTATATTTTCTATTCGCTTTTTATTTTTCTTAGGGTCTAAATCATCAGGTATCTCAGGTCTATCCGTATCATCAGTTGCACTTCTAGTGTCAGCACCTGCTAAACCTTCTCCATCATATCTAGAAGGGAAGTATTGAGTAAAATCAGTTTCTGCTTCGCTTTCAGCACTCATGTTGTTCATTAATGATGCCAAAAATTGTTCTGACTCATCTCCTTCTCTTCTATGTTGAACTCTTTTATCAGGATTATTTCTAAAGTATTCCAACATCTTTTCTTTTTGTGCTGGTGTTTCTACTTCAGCACCTCTAAAAGATGTAGCCAATCTTTGTGGTTGAAACTTACCCTCAGGAGTCAAGCCCGTAGGATATGGATTACCACTTTGATTTGACCTACTTTGTGCAGGTGAACTGTCTTGTTCAGGTAGATGTGGTAAGAGAGCCTCTATGCTTTCTGCGGTTACAGGGAAATTATTATCCTGTAATAATTTCATCGCTTGCATAACTTTTTGCATATTCAAACCATCAGGAGTAGACTGTTGAGTTGCGGTTTCTTTTGGTAAGATTGGTGCAATTTTTGGTGGGGTAGAAGCGGCTTGGGGTGTTTTTGTGGATTTTGGCTTCTTAAAGTCAGACCGCTTCGCCCCAACTATCTCAGTAAGCCCATGCTTTTCAGGGTTTTGTTGCATATCTAAGACTACGTTTTGTCTTAATGCTTCTTTTTGATGTTCAGGGATGTCCATACCGCTATCCCGAATTATTTTGGCGGCTCTTTGCCCTACACTACCTTTGAAACCATCAGCATGTGAAACAAACTTGAGTGGTGCTTCTTCTTTAGGAGGTTTATCAATTACTTCTAAACCAAAATTATGAGGCATATTTAGAATGTCATTTTCTAACTTTTTTCGATAATCTTCTTTTTGTTCTTTAGTTAAGTTTTTGGCGTTTATACCTAATTCTGCAAACCTTTGATTCATTAGTCTATTAGCATATTGCCCTGTAGTGCCTTTATATCCTGTTTCGGTATGGTGAATAAAAGTTTTTTTGTACTTTCTAGATAAGTAATCTTTTCTTTTACCTTTTGCTTTCAAAACTTCAAAAAAATCACTCATTCTTTCACCCCTAAGTTGTAATTCATTGGTTTCTTACAAGTAGCACAATTTTCCCTCCACATGAAATGAAGCATACCACAATGAGTACATCTAGTACCCGATTTGATATTTAGAACATCAGATGCTTTTTGAGCGTTAGCCCTTTGTTTAGTGATAACACCCTTTAGAGGATTTTTTTCATCAGTAACTATGTTAGGATGGTAATGCTCTTCTGCTCTCACACCTTGTTTTTGAAGCCTTTCTATATCTTCAACATCTAAGTGCTTTAAGCCAAAACTCATTCATTATCCCACCAATTCATGCTTTCTGATATATCACTAAAAATATGTTACCTAATACTGTTATAGGTTCAACGGAGATTATTTTAGAACTAACATATCCTGTTAATGCTTCTATGTCCGTTGTCATGCTAGTGCTTAACGCACCGTCATTACCTGCCCCGGAAAACTCCTTAGGGCTATATGGGCCAATAACTTGTATTGCTTTAACCATTTATTTCACCGCCTTAACTGCGGCGACCAAATGCGTACCATGTACCGTCTTGTCCGGCTACAGTTTGTAATACTAATGTTGAACCGTTAATCAATGTAAAAACACCGTCAACTCCCGCCCCTGTGCCAGCAGTAGTAGAGCCAGCATTTGCGCCAGCCCCCACTATTGTTGCAAGCATAGAAGAGAGGTCAATGTTTCCACCTGTATCGCTTCCGCCATTAGTGAAAGTTCCTGTTACCATCATAAGGTCGCCTATGTAATGCGGTCTTGTATCTTGTGTATTTTCAAATGCCATTTTATTTTCACTCTCCGTTTTCTAATGTTTCTGTTTCTATCGGTACTTCAACCGCTTCTTCAACTGCCTCTTCTACAACAGGGGTAGGGGCAGGTGGGTTTAGAGTTTCCTCGACTAATGTAAGTAAACCACTCTTTGTGGTATAGCCTCTAGAAATTGTGACGTTTCTTTCAGTTAACCATGCTTTTATGTCGCTATTTCTCCATCCAGCATCAGGGATGCCGTCTAAACCAGCGTCTACGGTTACACCTTCATCACCGATTAAAGTGAACTTAGGCTCTCCGATAACTCTACGCCATTCATCAACCCAAGTTTGACTGACTTCTTTCTCTTCTCCACGAGTGAAGTCAGTCATTTTTGGGTCAGGACACCTACCGTAGAATGAAGGCCCATTGTATCTTATAATAGGCATTCAGAACCACCTCAGTTGTAGAATACTACAAGTTGTCCACTAGTTACAGTTCCGGTTGTAGGTAATGTAACTACCAAACCGTTTATCGTTGCACCGAGCGTTTGAGCGTTTGCGCTTGTTCCGCCAGTTGCTATTGCTGTGAGAATTGCACTTGCACCGCCGCTTAATGTGACGGTTGCACCGTTAGTTGTTGAACCTAATGTAATCAGTGCCATCTTAGGTGCTGCGTCATATCCATTCGCCCCATCTGAGTTTGATGCGTTGAAAGTACCCGGCCCTCCGCCCGGATAACTTACATCTGCTGCCCCGTCTAACCACTCAGTGGTGTCATGAGTACCTGCTCTAAGTTCCCATGCACCTACTAGTGTTGCTGTTGTACTGCTTCCTGTTACTGTTAATGTATCTGCCATATCTTATTCCTCCTGTATCTTCAATTCTCCACGAACCTCAGACTAAATCCCTCACTGAGCCTTGCGCCCCAAAGAAAGTAGTCCACACTTCACCCATAGTTCGGTAAAGTCCTTCCTGTCCTAGTCTGTTAATTGCGAATGGGTCGCCTGTTTCGATACCGGACTCAAAGTATTGAGTCGGGATTGCTGTACTGAAGTACATGTAATCAGTGTCTAAGAAGTATAGACGGCTGATTCCGCCATCATCAGGCATATCCTTTGTTGGGATAATTGGTACACCGTTGTATGTTGCTACGATGAAACCTGCTTCGATTCCGGGTACACCCTTCACACCGTTGTAGGTAGGGGTAACTCTCTTCTCTTCCATGAATCTCTGTTGTGATTGTAGAAGTTGTTGTAATCTCATTAGAGTATCGTAACCTGTTAGAATAACCTTAGGGTTTCCTCCACGTTCCCAAATGCGCTGGAACAATGTGTCTAGATGGTCTAGACTGAAGGTTCTACGGCTTGCATCTGCTGTGTCAGCAGCACAATCCATTTCAGCATGACTCCATGAGTTAGCACTTCTATCAATTGAGTAGATGTCTAAGTCAGAAGCAGCAGTAACGTGTGCATCGCTGCTTGATGTTTTCAATCCTGTTAATCCTGTTGTACCTGCATCACCAGCAGTAATTCTGTCTAATGACTCAAAGTTATTTGCTGCTGGTGTATCAACATCACCTAATAGCATTTTATTTACCATTTCAGCGTGGTGTTTACCCATTTCTTCTTTCAGAACTGCTCTGATGTCTCCAAGACCATCATCACGGTCTGCTAGGAAAATTGCTGTTTCAGACATATCGAATGTGTGAGCAATTGTCTTAGGTTTTGCACCGATGTGTTGGAATGTAGGTTTTACAGTCTCAGGTAATGTTGCGTTTTCTGCAACTCCACCATGTAGAGCACCGCCGTTAGGCTTTGCAGTAATAACACGCCATCCACTTCTATCCCACGGTTTCTTAGGTAGTATAGAGAACGCATTGAACTCTTGGTTCAGTTGCGACCATACTTTTCTACCGTAGATTGCTTGGTAAGTACCAGCGGTAGTTGATAGCATAGGGCTATCAGCCTTAAGTAATTCACTACCTGTGTAAGAGTAACCCATTGAGTTACCTGCACCGTAGTAGTATCTTTCCATATCAGTTATTGTTCGTACATAATCTCTTGCCATTTATTTCACTCTCCCCTGTCAAAAGCCCTGTCTGCTAGGGCGTGAACCTCATCCCATGACATTTTGTGCATGTCCTGAGTTGATGGAATAGTTACTTGTGGTGTTGTGTCTGCACTCTTAGCGATGGTTGTTGTACCGTCTGCTGAAGTCATACCGTCAATTCTCGAATTAAGAGAGTTTAGAGCCTTCATTACTTCATCAAGTGGGCCACGAGCATCAAATTGTTGTGCTTGCGCTTTTGCAATTTCTACTTGCCTTTCATTAGCAAATCGGTTTGCAAAAGTTGATTCTAGAGAACCACGGAACTCTTGTTCCATAGCCGCTGCTTTGTAGACTTCATATGCTGCTTCTACATCTGCATCACTTACTGAATCAGGTGTTAGGAAATCAGATTTCTTAACATCTTTGTTTCCGCCACTTCCTGTTGTGCGGGAAATAGCATTAGTGGAAGGTGAGCCATTTTCTTGTGCTCGACCTTTGACTTGTGCTGCGAATCTTTCTGCACCATCGTCTTTCAGGTCTGAACCTAGATTTGCTTTGTTCATATCATCAAAATGTGCTCTTGCACCGTTGATGTCTACTCCACCGCTTTTTAGGGTGTTTTCCATCCAATCTAAGTAATCTGATGTGATAACGTCAGAAAACTCAGACTTTTCTTTATCGTCTTTATCTTCATCTTTCTTATCAGCAGATGCCTTTTCTTTGTCGTCTTTCTTTTAAGAAGATTCTTTCTTATCTGAGATTGCTTCTTTGAGTGCTGGTGG